AACGCATGCGCAAGAGGGTTGCGAAGATGAAGGCTAAGCGATAGTATGCGAATCACCAACTCCACACTACGAAAAATAATCCGCGAAGAGCTGGAAGCAGTTCAAAGCGAATCTAAGTTTGATGACCGCTTTAATGCCATCAGAAACGCCGTGGCAGACATCCTGAACGCCCTTGGCAAGCGTAGGGGGGACCTATCCATTGCTCAGCGCGAGGGGCTTCCCAAATTGGCTGCTATGGTTGTTGACGGCGATATGACCGTCAAGTCCGCCGCGAAAAAATTGGGCGCTTCCATTCGGGAGGCAGTCGAAAACGAGACGCTCTTCAACCTTGTCAAGGATGCCGGCATTCCCATGGCAGGCGTGGACCGCAATGACTTCTTTAACTTTCTGCGCGCGCGGGAGCTGACCACGGCTGACGCCATTGAGTCACACATGGGTGTGATCGCCGGTTGGCTCAAGAAAAATCGTTAAAATTTTCAGCGATTCGGTGACTATATAATATCATAGGAGGGGGGGACCTAACTATGGAATCAATAATTGAAGGCTTAGCCCAATACGGTCCACTCGGTTTGTGGACCGCTTCGCTTTTATGGATGAACTGGCAGCAGCGCAAGGAAAACAAGGAAGACGAGCTTCGCTCGGCTGAAGCCCTGAAGTATCATCAGGAGAATATCGCCGGCAAACTCGATGAGTTGGGCGCCAAATTGGAACTCACAGGACAGAAGATAGACACCGGTTTAACGACCATGAGGGAGAAATACTCAGAGGACCGCGCATTGATGAGAGATTTGCTCAGAAATCGCGGCTAAGAGCCTTCTAGGGTACTATTTATAGAGAAGAAGGAGATTTCCCCCAATGAAAATCACACAGGCTACACTTAAGGCGATCATCCAAGAAGAGGTCGCGAAAATGTTCGAAGGCAAGCACGAAGGTGCTCGCGTTGCAAAGGCAGATGAGCGCCGCGCTGGAATGCAGGCTGGCGAAGTCGAAGCCGAGGATGTTGACGAGGGCATCTTTGCTCCCAACCACTATTGCGTGCACCACGGTGGTGTGCAGCACGAGGGCGAGATCAAGCTCGCTGAGGCTGTTGGGCACAATTGGAGCGAGAAGCTTGGTCGTGTAACCCACTACGACATGAAGCTCGCAAATGGCACGATTCTTGAGAATGTTGCGTTTGAAGACATTCAAGTCACCAACGCTTCACTTGCTGAGGGTCACCACGCACACGTTCCCTCCAAGGGTAAGCGCGATCGTGAAGAGCATGACCTCGATGATCTTTATGCAATGGTTCGAGACCTTAAGCATAAAGTCGACGATATGCGCAAGTAGATAAAAAAAATTTGGCAAAGAGTTTATAATGAAGCAAGAAGATCTTAAGAAAATAATCGCCGAAGAACTGCAAGCTATGCGGTCCTCAACTCCGGTTGTGGAGGAGCAGGAGGTTCTCGAAGAGGTTCTGGGAATAGGGGCAATATTAGGTAAGCTTTTTCTAGTCTTGACACAACGCGAAAACATACGTAAGGTTATTCGGGCTCTCATGAGTCGCAAGGAAGATCTCCCCGAGGGGCTTCTAGAGATTTTGGAAAAAATCGAGGAGCTTTTAGACCTTGTTGAGACCAACCTGCCTAATATAATTAAAAGAATAACCGATGTAAGAGCATCGAGCCCAAGAAACAGGGTTGTTGCTCTTTTGGTAAATGTTTTTTCTGATTTTATTAAACAAGGAGAGCCAGATGAGCCTCACCCCAACTTTGAACAAGGGGAGGGTGAGTATTCACCACCAAACAGAAATTAAGGACTTTTAAATCATGATTATCACCAATTCACAACTTAGAAAAGTTATCAACGAGGAACTTCAAATTGTCCTCGTGGAGCAACGAATGGAGCTGTGGGAGCAACGCACGACTCGCGAGCTAGATAAGCTCCTTAGCGAGATAGACCTCAAGGGAGTTGCCTCTGCTGCATTGGAGAAGATTAACAATTTTGTTCACACAGCCGGTGTAAAAGCTTGGCAATTTATGCAAAAGGGCAAAGAGGCGGCAATGAAGGGTATTAAGTTTCTTTCTGGAATCCTTCAGAAAATTCAGTCTTTTTGTGCAAAGAGACCAAGAGTGTGTGGCGCCGCAAAAGTATTTTTAACAGTTATGATCATGGCTGGCGTTGTGGTGGCGACAGCTGGTGCTGCTCAGGCAGCAGAAGGTGGTTTCGTGGACCCAGCCGTGTTAGACCAGATTATCGGCGGTGCAAAGGTAGCAATGGATCCACTAGCACAAAATCCGGGAGGCGCTGGTGGTTTTGTTAGTTATCATGAGCAAATTGACGAATATGTGCGCGTCTTGAATGAATTGAGAAATATACCTGTGGATGCGCAAGCAAGGGATCTCTCTAAGGGCGCCCAGAAAGTTCTTTCTATTGGTCTTGAGACCTTGAACGCCACCGACGAGATCGTCGGCGGTTCAGGCGTAGACCTCTTGCAAAAATTCGGCGCTAATGCCAACAGGGCGGCACAGGAGGCGCTTGACGCCGTCATGGAAGCCGCCGTCAGCGGCAATATGCCTTTAGGCACAGGACCAAAATAAGGAGTTTATAATGAAACAAGAAGATTTAAAAAGAATGATTATGGAAGAGCTTGGCAAAATTCGCGAGGCAAGAGGTTTTACTGGTCTTGAGGTCTCTGCGCTTAATGATGGCGGCGACGAGGTCGTTCGCATGACTTGGGCGCGTGAGCCTGCAGCTGAGGTCGCTGAGCAGACGCTTCTTGCTCAACTTGAGCTGCCCACTGTTAAGCGGCTCATGGTTCACAAGGGCGAAGAGTGGATTGAAGCCAATCTTCCTGCGCTTGCTGGTGATGCAAGGGTTGACTATCCCGAAGATGAGCCACGATTTAGCCCCGAGCAAGAAGAGCAGGACGCACGACTAGCGAACCCTGATCTTTATAGAGACGACGACATGCTCCAAGAGGGTTTTCCCGGCGCGGAATTGGTGACACAGTTTATAAGCTTTATCCAAAGCAACCCAGAGGTGGCAGTTGCAGCTATTACTGCTAATGCTGCTTCATTGGCAGTTGTGGAGGTGCTGGAAAGTATCACCGATAAGGTTCGTGCCGCTCTCGCAGCGAAAGAAGCTAGATAAAATGAACTTATCTCAACTTAAAAAGCTAATTAAAGAGGAACTAGAAGTTATCCTAACCAACGAAGAGGTTGGTGATTTTTTCGGTGAAGACGTTCAACGTCAAATCGAGGAGGCTGGGTTCTTTCCTGATTCTGCTAAGGAAGAGGAAGCTGAGGCTGCCGATCTATCAGCACAAGCGGGTAGTGTGAACGTCGAGCCAATGGAAGAGGCGGGACACAAGGGTGAGGGCACAATGGCTCGCTCCCAGCTCGCGCGCACTGGTGAGATTTCCCATATGCTTGAAAAGATGATTGGTGATGATACCAATCTTCCAGAGTGGGTTGAGTCAAAGATTACAAAGGCACAAGATTATCTTTCCAGTGTTCTCAACTATATGCGTGGTGAAGATCTGGTTGACGCTGGTGATGCTGCCCGCGAGATGAAGGCTGCGGCTGCTGTTATGAACCGTGGTCCCCTTCAAGAGGCGGACGAGGCAGAAATGATTGAGAAGCTAGAGGATGCAATTGAAAACGCAAAAGAACTCGTTAATAATCTCCCAGATAACCAAAGAGGTGAGGCGGAGAAGGTGCTCAACAGACTTGAGACGCGCTATAATCACATTATGAAAGGTAAAGTCAAGTGAAAATCACAACAGACAGAATCAAAGAAATTATTCGCGAAGAGCTTTCTCGCGTGAACGAAGCAATGTCTAGACAGGCAGCCGAGGATGGTGCCGATATGTACAACAGCGAGCACTATGGTCTCAGCTACCGTCAGCTAGTTCAGATGATTATGAAACACGGTCACATTGATGCTGCTTATCCTACCTATCTTGAGTTTCGTGATGGACACGAGCACTATCGTGGCGACTACGTAGAGGACTCTGAGGATGTGGACTTTGATATTGATCGTCGACGCATGAACAAGCCAATGATGGAAGAAGAGAGATGAATCTCAACAATCTAAGGCAGCTTGTTCAGGAGGAGATGTCTCGTTTTGAGTTTATGAAACACCTTGCTGGAAAGCGTCCTGATTTAAACGCCAAGCAAATCGGTGAAATTTACAAACTATACAAGGGTGGCATGGATATTGATTCTGCTGTTGCTAAAGTTGCCCCAATGCAAGAGCAAGAGCGTCTTGGTATGGCATCCGTCTCTAGATCTGACCAAGCTATGATGGCACGACAAAAAGGAAAAGACATCGCGAGTGGCGATGCTCTTTCTGGGGTTACTACTCGCGAGCGTGCCATTATGGTTGATCTTGAAAAAATAATTGCTGCGATAGCTGAAGAGGATGATCTTGTAAAGTATAAAGTAGACCTGCAAAATGTAGTTGATCGATTGCGCAAAAAAGCTGGAGTTTAAAAGTGGAGCGGCTTTTTGAAAATTGGCGCCTTTATGAGCGCGTGCTGCGCGAAGAACAGCAAGCCATTGACCTTGTTGAAGAGATCTGGCGAGGTGATTATACCGCGTCTCTTCTTATGCTTGAAGGGCAACAAGAGTTATTAGATGAAAGTGTTAGGCAATTTTTTCAAGATGCGTTTAATTCCGTAAGAGGAAAGATAAACCAATTTTCCACCTTCAAAGAAAATCAGTTAATAAAATTTGTTGATGCCGGCATTGCAAAAATACAAGATTTTTTCACGAAGATGAGAGAAATTGCAAGAACCACAAGAAATGAGATATTGTTAAAGCTATTTCCCAAACGTGGGACTCGAAGCATTACGGATAAATTTGGAGTTCTTCGACGACCAGAGTATCTTGCTGCAGGTGCCGCCGTAATGTCTACTATTTTAGCTAAACTCGCCGAACTGGGCGCTCAAGCTGTCTTGAATGCTCTATCTGGTGGTTTGGGTGGAGCTGCACAAGTAGCACAATTTGTGCAAACAAACATTGAAAGATTGAAGCTCATAGTGGAAACAATAAAAAATGCTCTTGATCCAATGGGGATTATGGACCTTCTGGATACCGTAGAGTCCTTTAAGGATAAGGTGGAATTTTTACAGAAATTGAAGGATGATTTGCAGGACCCTTATAAAGAGTTTCACGCTAGTTTTCAGGGCGCACCCACATAAATAATTAAAACAGTCGTTTAGCCTCCTATATACTTTAGGAGGTTTTTTTATGAGATATATCTGTAGCTTAGCGTTTTTGTTATTACTTGTTGCAGGGTGCACAGGTTATAATATTGTTCCTTTGGACGATGACGACTCCCCAATAGACGATCCTGACGATCCGCCTGTTGACGATCCGGACTGGCGACCGACTGTTACATTCATTGACATTCCTGTGGGCGATGACGACGATGCAACACCGCCACCTCCCGAGATCCCTGATCCAAGATTTTATATTTTAACAAAGGCTGGCTTTCGTGGAGCAGATGAAAGCACCCTAGAGCAAATTGATGAAGAGGGTAATGTGCTGGATATGATCGGGGTGGGCTTTCCCAGTTCCACTGTAACAGCGTTGCCTGGAGAATATAATTTTATTGTTATGAATAATGACGGTAGTCGTGATGTCCCAAGAGAACGAGATCTTAATCTCGTTGATGGTTTTCTAGACACGGTCACACCAACTGGCTTGACAATCAACGGTAACGGTAGAATTCACTTCGCCCGAAACGCAAACCTTCTTGTAGGCGCGGTAGAACATTATGTTTATTTTAGAAATCTTGATGACGGCACAGCTTGGGTGAGAATGGGCAGCCATGATACTCAATGCTGGATTGACGCTACCAGTAGTCCTGTGCCTGGTGATGATAGAGTCTTTTTGCTTGAGCAATCTGAACGAGCTATTCACATTTACAATCCACTTACAGAGGAAATAATGGATGCTCCTTATGTTTCTGGTCTTCCTGATTCTACAGTCTTGGGTATGGACGAGGAGGGCAATTTCTATACCGGTTCTGATTCTCCTGTTATATCAATCGTTCCAGCAGTTGATCGTATACCAATCTATTTGTCTATTCCCGAAATACATAGAACTATTGCTCTTGAGCCCGCAGGCAGCAACTCAATTTGGCTTCTTTATCTTAAAAATGAGGAGTCAAAAGCAGGAACAGTTCTGGAGAGAATTTGGTCTGACGGAACTCGTGAAGCAATCTTCGATGTTGTCGACGCTCCGTGGAGCGATTTCATTGTAATGTAACTATTTATTGTGTAACGGAGAATCTACACAATGAAAATCACCCAATCACAACTTAGACGGATTATCAAGGAAGAGCTTGAGGCAGTCCTGAGTGAAAAAGCAGAGAAAACGGTTAGTGCTGAGATCTCCGCTCAAAAGAAGAAGGGCAAGCCACAGGATCAAGCAGTAGCAATTGCTTTGTCTAAAAAAGAGCGTGGTGAAGTTCGTGCAGACGAGGCGATGAACGAAGAAGAGCTTGATGAGCGCTGTCAAAAAGGCTACAAAACTCACGAAAAACGCAAAACTAAAACAATGTATGGCAAAACATACAGGAACTGCGTTAAAGCAGAAGAATTAGAGTTAGACGAGAAGAAAAAGAAGAAAAAGGACGATCGCTGTACTCGTATTGCCAAGCGTAAGTATGATGTCTGGCCATCTGCCTATGCTTCAGGAGCTGTCGTGCAGTGCCGCCGGGGTAAGATCTGGAAGGGTGTGAAGGAGGGTGCCGAGGAGGACCTAGCGGTAGCAATCAGGCAAGCGCTTCACGACGAAGGTGGTGCTGCGGGGATGGATGCACTTATTGACAAGGTTGGTGCATCGCAGAAAGAGATTGAAGATGCTATAGGCGATATGCACGACGTTGGACACTCCCACTATGGTGATTACATTCTTGACGATGCAGATATGGTTGACATCGTGAAAGAAAAAAAAAACGTTGGAGCAAGTCAGAAAGAAGTAAGAGAGCGAAGAATTGCGCGAATCCTAAAGGATTTACTATGAAGCAGTTCTGCAAGAACCAGCGCACAAGAAGCAAAAAGGGTGAAAGGGCAAATGAGTAAAGATCCCAAAACAGGCACAGGAAAAAAGCCCAAAGGTTCTGGTCGCAGACTATATACTGATGAGAATCCAAAGGACACCGTTGGTGTGGAATTCTCAAGTGCCGCAGCAGTTAGGAGAACCTTAGCAAAAGCATCTTTTAAATCTAAGTCACATAAGAGACAATCACAGATTATTAATCTTATTCACCAGCGCGCAAGGGCTGCGTATCAAAACGCAAAAGACCCAGCGGTGAAGAAGAGGCTAAAGGGCGCCCTTGATTATGCCGAGGAAAGAAAAGAGGCTTCGAAGAGGAAAACAAAAAGAATGCAGAAAGCTAAGAACGAATCTTTGACCACCGCACAAACTCTTCAGCAAATTGTTTTAGAGGAAATTGAAGCAGTTCTCGATGAGGATCTTCGTAAGTGGTTTAAGCGCAAAGGAGCCCCTGGCAAAAAGGGTGGTTGGGTCGATTGTAACGCGCCAAAATACAAAGACGGAAAGAAAGTTGGATACAAAGCCTGTGGGCGCTCAAAAGGTGAGAAGAGATCTAAGTATCCTGCCTGTCGCCCCACAGCTGCAGCCTGTAAGTCTAAAGGTAAGGGTAAGAAGTGGGGTAAAAAAGCTGCAAAAAAATCTAAGAGAAAGAGGAAGGCTAACGAGAATATGAACCTTGATCAGATTATTTTTGAGACAACAAGAGAGTTTGTTTTTCGAGAGATTGTGCAACCTCACCTTACCGAGGCGTTTTTGGAGGACGGAACCCCTGTCTGTGTCGCTTGTTTGAGCGAGCAGCTCTTCGAGGCAACTTGTGATTGCCCTCACTTAGTGTACGAAGCCGAGTATCAGGGGCGCAAAGTGAAGCTTAATAAGCCTATGAGAGGCGATGTTAAGAAGTTTAAGGTCTATGTTAAGGACCCGAAGACAGGAAACATTAAGAAAGTTAACTTTGGTCATGGCGGAACTAGCGCAAAGAAAAAGGGTGAGAAGACAATGAAGATTCGCAAGTCAAACCCAAAGGCGCGCAAGTCATTTAGGGCTCGTCACAATTGCGATAACCCAGGTCCAAAGACGAAGGCACGCTACTGGTCGTGCAAGAAATGGTAAATTATGAAAATATTGCTCGAAAACTGGAGAAAGTTTCTCACAGAGGTTAAAAACCTCATCTGCCCTCCAGCCACACAAGATTTAGAACTCAACACTCGCAATCGCAATAATGCTATTAAAGCAGATTATATACAATATGGTCCCCTTAATCTTGAAGATGAGGGTTATTGGGATCGAGCAGCGGAACATTGGAATACAACACCTGATGTTGCAAAGAAATCACGCTGCGCTAACTGCATTGCCTTTGATATTTCACCCAGAATGCTTGATTGTTTGCCTGGTCCAGTGTCTCAACCCATTGAGGACGCTGAAGGGTATCTTGGATACTGCTGGATGCACCACTTTAAGTGCCACAGTGCACGTGCCTGCTACACTTGGGCAGCAGGTGGACCCATCGATGACGACAAGACATCGGCAGAGTGGCAAGAAAAGTCCGGAAATTTTGAAAAAGAATGAAATATTTTGCCCTAACCGCAATAATTGGCGGTCTTGTTGCCGCTGATAGCGATTTTAATTTCTCTTTTATGACCGCAAGGACCGGTCCAGAGGTGTATGAGGCGTTTTGCCAAAGCTGCCACGGGGAAAATGGGCGTGGAGCAGGACCAGAGACCAATCTTTATGCTAATCGTCGACGCCTCCGCACTGCTGACGGTGATCTTATAACAAGTATTCTGGATGGCAAGGGTGAAATGCCGGGATATTCCAATATTTTGACCTATGACGAGGCTCAAAATGTTTTAAATTACATCCGAGAGGACCTAAAGCGTCGATAAAATGAGAATTTTAAGACTTTTTACTGATCATCCGCGTGAAGTTGGCGAAACTTATCTCTCGCATGCCTTATCTGCTTCTAAGATTGCCTTGAAATTTGCCATTGCAGCGCCCATGCAACTTTTGCACGCCGTTTTTCCATTTATTCAACCCCCTTTTGGGTCAGATACCACTTCAATGAAGGCTTTTTTACGAAAAATGAGCCCAAAAAGACGAAAAAAGCAGTCTAAACCCTGTTGCGGCGGACAACAGTGTCAAAATAGCGCTTCATAAGCTCTTTTCGAGGCATTTCATCCTCCAGATCATACCACATCCATGCCGCAGTCTTTTGAATGCCCTTTATTTTGCTTTTTATGCGTCTTGCCTCTTCTTTCATCAACTTTAGGTCATTTGGTGTTGGATCCGGCAGATCTAAGCCCATTCGACGAGCAATTTGTTGTAATTTGAAGTAATTCGACTCTTCTGCAGCCTCTTTTGCTTGCAAAAACACCTGTTTATTAACAATTTGAACCTCTTTATTGGCATTTGTGAACTTATCGGGGTGTGTTTTTGTAGCAATTTGCTTAAAAAGTTTGCTAATTTGCTCCGGTTTGCCCTTTTTTTCAAGCTGTTTTACGTCTTCATCAACGTTCACTCCGTCCTCATCATGGAAGCTAATCGCGTCTGGATCGGACGATTTTATATCTTTTACGTCCTCTTTTATGATATCTGTCTCGTAATTTATGTTTTGAGAGGCACAATACGCTAAAAATGCCCTCTGAAACTCTCTTCGAGCGTCATCTTGGACGTCTTCGTGGTATTCTAGGTCCTCATACAGGAATTCTAGCTCCAAAAGGAGCCTTTTATATTTTGCTTGTAGTCTTTTCACGTAGATAAGTAGAAATTGAGCACTAATTATACTACAAAGGGAGCCAACTGTTATGAAGTTTACACAAGAAACGCTACGTCAGCTTATTTCTGAAGAGATTGAAAATTATCTAAATGAGATGAGCGATGAAGATGACCCAATGAGAGCACTTTATCCTCGTGAGAAAGTAATGGCAAACTTGGCTAAACTAGAAGCATACATTAAAGACCTTGAGGACCAACTACAGAAGCGTGGAATTGACCCTGATGGTCCAACTGTTGGTCCGACCGGAACTCAAATTGTGGAGCCTCTTGCCACTACACCAGTGGGTGAAAAACCCAGACGCTCCAGTGTGGCAGCTACAAGACTCCTAGATCCCAGAAATTAAAAAGTAATTTAAGTCTTTTTGCCCCCTAGTTTATAATAGGGGGAATTTATTATGTCTAAGCCAACTAAAGCAGATCCGCTTATAGAAAAACTATTTGAAAACAAGGCAAACAACGCCTATCCCACAGTTGTAGTATCTGGTAGTGGAGACGCTTGGTTTCTTAATCCTAAAACAAAAACTATGGAAAGAATATTTAGAGGATCTGTTGTACAAAGGGTTACTTCGGCGCCAGATGAGAGAGGAAGACACTTGGTTAAATTAGGCGCAATCTACATTATGATACCTGATGAAGAATTGTTTTCAATTGGGGATAACTAAATGATGCAGAATGATCTTCTATCGTATTGGGTGGTAAAAATCTATGATCCATCAATTGATATGTTTTGTGATGTTTATAAATCATATGGTAAAAATATAGCCGAAGAAAAGCTTATTAAGTATCTAGCTCAAGGAAAGTGTGCCGTGGTGGAATACAGAACTCTACCATTAATTTAACCATGCAGCCCACAGAGCATATTTTTGGAAATTCTAAGTTAAAAAAAATTAAAACTGGGGATTTGGTGCGGTGGCATAGTCTCGCTAAAGAAGGGGCACCTAACTATAAAGAAAATATTGGCATAGTTACAAATGTGCACGTTGATGAGCGCGGGGGACGTCATGTGGCTATGGCAAAGATTATCCTCTTGGGTCACGAAGGCGCACCAAGTCAAGAAGTGGAGGTATTTCTTGCGTGTCTAAAGGTGATATCTCCCAGCACAATATCAAGATAGGAGATTTGGTAACTTATCTTAGCATTCGAGAACTAACGGAAGAAAACTATCAACAAAAAATAACTATTCATGGCATTGGCATTGTAATCTTCTTAGATGATGAATACGCCAAAGTTTATTGGATACATGCTAAACAGTTTTTATGGGTAATGACAAACAAGCTTACGACTTTTAAAAAATTAGACCCTAGATACTAATGAGGGAGTTTTATGAATACTCTAGATCTTATAATTTGGGAAAGATATAAAAAAGCTCAACAAGAACGCCCTAGTGTGCAGATACCGCTTCCACTAGCGCCGGTGCCTCAAAAAAAGCCGATAAATAACGAAAAAGATAAAGAAAAACGCGGCGTATACATCTTTGAGATGTAATTATTACACACAATGCATTGTAAAATTAAAAATTATTCAGATTTGGATATGAGCAAAGCTTTGCCCTTGGTAAAGAGTCTATATTCTTATGCCCAAAGGAAAATGGGATTCAATCACCCCGCTGATATTACTTTTCAGTCCGATATTAAAAATTCTAATTTAAACCTGGGTAGAACAGCCCACTATCATCCTGATACACACACTGTTACAATTTATACCGATAAAAGGCACATAAAGGACATTCTAAGGTCCATGGCGCATGAATTGGTACACCATGATCAAAATTGCAATGGAGCCTTTGAGGAGCCGTTTGAGAGCGGTCCTGGGTATGCTCAAAAAGATGATCGAATGAGAGAACTTGAGCGAGATGCATACGAGCGCGGGAATATGATTTTTCGAGATTGGGAAGATACATACAAACAAGCGCTCAACGAGACTAATTATTATAGAAAGGAGGCACCAAAAATGTCAAAAAAGATTACCGAGCAACAGCTTCGTCAAATTGTTCGCAAAGTCCTACAAGAGAAGCTTGCGAAGAATGAGGCAGAGGTTGTCACCGAAACAGTAGAAGAGGAAGCTTCAACCACGGCGACTAAGGAAGAAATTTCTAACGATCAGTGGTATCAAAATAACCTCTTTGAATCGCTTAAAAGAAAGTGGACAAAATAAATTAATTCGAGCGGGGGGTCGGATATTGTATGAGAAATGGGATCACGGAGTAACAACTATCAACGAACTTGGAAGAAAAGTTTATAAAAAGTTTTACTCCAAAGAAAAAGCATTAGAATATATGCACAAAAACTTATCTAGCGGAAGATGGGCAGTTTACTGGGATCGAAAACAGTCGCCCAACTTCTTCTATGCTGGTGTAGAAACAATATAAAGGAAAAAATAAAAAAATGGGCGGTGTTGCTGGACACTTAATGCACCTGTATGATAATAGAGATTTATCTTACAATGATATAGCGGATATCTTATCCAAAGCCTCGCGAGGAGAACTTGAAGGTACTGAAAAAACGGATGGGTTTAACATCTATCTTGGATTCAAGGATGGCGAGGCTCGCGCTGCTCGCAATAAAGGAGATATGCGCAGGGGTGGCATGAATGCTGCTGCTGTCGCTGCGCGCAATTATAAAGGCGGACCACAAGTCCGCCAAATTTATGTTGACTCTTTTCGCGCTTTCGAAAAAGCAATGTTGTCTTTGAGCGAAGAGGAGCGCGCGAAGTTATTTGGTCCGGACGGGGAAATATTTTATAATACAGAAATTCTCGGGATGCTTCAGCCCATAGAGCCGGAGGATGAGCCGCGCCCTGCCAATGTGATCAAATATGACCCGAGCATGATCACCATTCACCCAGCTGGTCATAAGCGATACAATCCTGAAACTAACTCGCTAGAAGTTGTTGACGTATCGCAAAACGCAAAAGTTTTAGATGCTGCGGTCGATAGATTCACAGAAGCACTAGCCGGCGAGGATTTTCAGCTAGCGAGGACTGCTGTTGCGCAGCTTAATAAACTTGATAATGATCATGATCTTAACATTGCCTTGTCTCGTATTCAAAAGTCTGGTCTAACTGGCGATATGACCATCAATGATCTTTTAACCGATAGAGTTTCGCAAGTTGTTAATGAAAGATTTTCTGTTCTTTCGGAAGAAAAGCGTCAGGCGATTGTAGCCCGAGTTCTTAAGCTTGAAGGGCACCCAAGTCTTGTCGCTATCAAAAAAGGGTTGCCAAAAGATATTGCAAATGAAGTATCAAAGTTTATAAAAGAAGACAGTATAATCCCAATTCGAAAAGTTATTGCTCCTATTGAGGATGCAATCCACGATCTAGCAGTAGAGTTGCTTAGCGGTCTTCAGAGCGCTTACATTCTTGATAACAAAGCAGAAGTTGAAAGATTGCGAAAAGAAGTTGCAACGGCGATTGTCAAAATTAAAAAGTATGTTGGGAAAGGATCAGACAAAGCCCACGAGATGCTTTATCGCCAACTTCTAAAGCTCAAACATCATGATAAGATTGATACTGCAGTCGAGGGATTCGTATTTCAGCACGATGGTAATCTTTATAAGTTTACAGGAAATTTTGCGCCGATCAACCATCTCCTAGGCTTGTTCAAATACGGTAGAGGCTCCGTGCCGCCTATTAGAGCGCCAGGGGAGGGTGAACTTAATGAGCAAGCCGGAATGGTTCCCTCGCGGGTCTTAGCGGTCGTTCCTGGGGCGTTTAAGCCACCTCACCGTGGTCACGTTGCAATGGTAGCAGAATATGCCGGTGAGGCTGATGAGGTTATTGTCCTGGTAAGTCCCGTTGAGCGTGAGGGGATTACTGCTGATCAGTCTGTTGCGCTATGGAATATATATCTTGAAGAGCTGCCCTATGATAATATCAAGGTGATGAAGTCCCCTGTCAACTCACCAGTTCTAGCTGCCTATCAATTTGTTGAAAACCCGGATGATAATCCGCTTTGGGCTCAGCCCGGCGATGAGGTAATTATGGGCGTTAGCACCAAGGGCGGAGATGAGGAGAGGTTCTGCAAAAACGTTCAGAAGTATGCCCGTGAAGGCGTCTTGATTCGCGCTAATTGCGCCATCGACCCTGCTGGAGGATCTTTTACAAACCAAGAAACGGGCGAACCATTTAGCGCTACAAATATGCGCCGTGCGATCGCAAATAGAAATAAAGAATTAATTTCTTTTATCCCGCCCGAGGCACACGATCGCATGGATGATATAGAGGATATTTTAGCAATGAAGCAGAACGAGAGAAAAGAGCCGATTACTTTGGAAAATTTGTTTGACATGGTTGAGGAGGTTATGGAGGAAGAGGAAGAGCCTGTAGAAGAGATCTCATCTATGGCAGGCGGTTCAGTGGCGGGATACTCGCTGCCATTAGGGGCAAAACCCCGAAAAATTAACAAAAAGAAACGCAAGGGAAGACGAATATACATTCCGGACTAACTATTTATATTAATGCGGGAGCTGTAACCTAATGAATACTGAAGAAAAACTATTACGAGAAAACATTCGAAAAATAATTCAAATTATTCAAGATAAGAAAAATAACGAAAAAAAGCAAAACCTACTTGAAGAGAAGGCATTGCGAAAGATTGTACGTACCCTCTTGAAGGAGGAGGCTGTCGCTGATTTTGCTCCGAACCAATCAACTGGCATTAATGTGCTCGAAGAACTATTGAAGAAGATTATACCAGTTCTTGAAGAAGACTTCAAGTCTTTAACAACAAATAAAGAACAAAGAGATTCATTTCGCGCTCATATTGTAAATGGAATTCAAGACCTGTTGGCTCCTGCTGAAGTTAATGCTGACGCTCCCGCCCCAGGGCAAAAGGATCCCCTCCAAGAACTGCTCAGCACTTTGGATGAGCTTGAGGTTACAGTTGGTGGCGATGATGATATGCCAGAGGAATTTATTGATATATCTGGTGATGAAGAAACGGAAGAACCCGCAACAGAAGAAGAAGAATTTGGCGCCACCCTTAAGGATAGAGAATACAACCTCACCGGTCGCAATATGGCACTTAGAAGCTTCAAAAAAATTCGACAGAATATTGTAGACTCTTACGACATCCTTGAAGATGATGAAGATCGTGAGATATTTTATGATTATTTGATCACTAATGTCAAGCTTTATTTTGATAGATTTGAAAATCAATTAGAGCCAATGGTAGATGAGCCCTCAACTCCTGAATATGATGAAAGAGAAACAAGCGAAGACAGAGAAGAAGATTTTAAGTTGGAAGAGTATATTGATTTAGATGGTTTGCTAGAAGGCATTCACAGATAAAAAAGAAAATATATAAAAGAAAAAGTTTTTCAGGTATAATGGGTCTCATGCAAACTTACAGAGATCTGGGAACGAATATTGGTCGCCTTGTAGAAGAAAAGGACCAAGCATACGGCAGCTCCTTTCAGCGTGCCCAAGAAATATTAAGAATTCTATACCCGGATGGAGTTCAGCCTGATCAATATTGTGATATGTTAGGGATGATTAGAGTCATTGATAAGCTCTTCAGGATCGCCAATCGAAAGGAAGCGTTTGGTGAGAACCCTTGGCAAGATATTGCAGGATATGGGTTGCTCGGAGTGGCAAATGAAATGGACAAGGAAGAGGAAGCTTCAGGGGAAACAATCCCACTACAGTTTAATTCGGAAGCTTCGCAGGGATAAAAAAACTACAGAAGAATTTGAGAGCATGTTAAGTGCTCTAAGTCTTGAAGAAATAATCGGTTTAAAGCTTGAACTGGCAGCAAGAGCCATAGACAATAGGCTATATGGACTTGCGCTTTGGACCGGAATGCCTTATATTGTACACGAGGCTGTTTTCAAGTACGCTGTCTCAGCTACTAGAACCAAGCTTGAGTGTATGAACTTTTTGGGACTTGCCAATGCTCATTTTTATGATCTTTGGAATAGGTACCAGATTGACAACTACTTCTCAGAGGACGAGGAATAGTTATACGAATGGAGTGAAAGCTCCATCAGAAAGGAAAAACTATTATGTTGAATAGACTACGTAATGAGGTCGCTCACGTTTGTGGCGAGCTAGTTAGCGGTGATCACCGTGCAGCGTGGTGGGTCGTTTTGGCGGCTGACGCTGTAGGTGTTCTTTTGCTTACGAACCTACTATAATAACAACTAGTTACTAATGATGGAGCTAATGACTCTAAAATTAGATTCAGCTTACAAGCCCGTGGGTATTGTATCCTGGCGGGACGCGCTGGTTTTAGTTATAACCGAAAAGGCTTATGCCGTCGAGTTGTACGAGACTTATGTGCGTTCCGCCAGGCAAATCTTTCAGCTTCCATCAGTAATAGCACTAAAAAGGTTTGTCAATGTAGACTTTCTTCGCCCAGTGTGTAGTAGGAAAAATATTATTTTAAGAGATGGCAACGTTTGCCAATATTGTGGAGGCGATTTTCACACAGATGATCTAACGATGGATCACATAGTACCAAAGTCTCAGGGTGGCGAGAAATCTTGGAAGAATATTGTAGCGTCCTGCAAACCCTGTAATCAGAAAAAAGGTAACCGGACACCAGAGCAAGCTGGCATGAAGTTGCTCAAAGATCCCAAACCCCTCACCGGTCCAGGAATGCTTCGAAGACGTTCCGAAAATCTTCACAGCCACTGGCAAGATTATCTTGACAGTTACTCTAAAACCTAGTATAGTGTATACATCTGGGGCAGTAACTCAGCGGTAAGAGTAGTGTTCTTATAAAGCACCGGTCGCGGGTTCAAATCCCGCCTGCCCAACCAACAAGATAATGTGGTTTAAAATAACAGCCGATTACGGTAATATAGAACGTCTACAGTTTTGGCTCTGGGCTGAAAGCAGAGATGCCCTGGATGAGCTTGTAGCAAAGAAAAAAAATATTAAAAAAATTTATAGTGTAGAAGATGGGCTGACGCCCTCATTCCTATAATAGGCACCCTTAGCTCAGTTGGATAGAGCAACGGTCTTCTAAACCGTAGGTCACTGGTTCGAGCCCAGTAGGGTGTGCCATTTTAAAAGCAGAGGACTAGTTAATAATGATGCAACACGAAGATCTCCAATGGGAGAGTAAGGCAGGCGACGAAGCCGCCGGAAGTTCAGATAACAACAAAGTTCAAATCGGAAGAAACAGAATATACTTTTATTCTGAAGTCACTCGTGCCAAGAACTTAGAGTTAAACAAGAACCTTGTCACGATGAGCAACACACTCTACAACAGAGGGCAATCGTTGCAAGTAGATCCAGGCAGGGTCTTTCTTCACATTAATTCTTTTGGTGGTAGTGTTTTTGCTGGTATGTCATCAGTGGACTATATTCTTAACAGCAAGGTGCCCGTCACCACCGTTATTGATGGCTGTGCCGCTTCCGCCGCCACTATCATGAGCGTTGTCGGTCACCACCGTGTTATGCACAAGCATGCCTTCATGCTTATTCATCAAATCTCTTCAGCAATGTGGGGAAAGTTTGAGGAAATGAAGGACGATATGAAGAATAGTGAACTACTTATGGACACTATCATCAAGATATACGAAGAGCACACCCGCATTCCGAGAAGCGAACTAGAGAATATTCTTAAGCGCGATATTTGGTGGGATGCAAAAACGTGTTTGGACTACGGATTGGTCGACGAAATCATTTAACAAAGCGAGTGAAATGTAATACAATTTAAAAGCTGGTATACCAACTAGCTTAGAAGCTATAAAGTCTCTGACCAACCCCCCTACCCCCTATTATTGGCAAGGCTTTTACTTCTACGCACAGGGAGGCATGGCGTAACAGATGTCTCTTTACATTATCAATATCAAAGGCGTGAGAACCTTGTGTAAGGGTTTCTATCTGATTCGATTTGATTTGTCATAATGTTCTTTCTCACCGCAGGGAGGCACGGGTTTATAGGTGCCTCACCACCCCACAAAATAAAATAAGCCGATGTGGTGGAATGGTAGACACGACGGATTCAAAATCCGTTGCCTGTAGGGGCGTGCGAGTTCGAGTCTCGCCATCGGTACCAAAATGATCCGATATAGCTCAGTTGGTAGAGCAAGCGGCTGTTAACCGCTAGGTCGTAGGTTCGAGCCCTACTGTCGGAGCCAATAACACAAAGGGGAAAAAATGTCACTAGTAGAAAAGCTAAAGAAGACCGGTCTAACCGCCGAAGAGGAAGTCACTCTCATTTATGAGGCTGGACTGGATGTTATTCATTATACGGATAATTATTATGATGATGTGATTGAAGATACTACGGTTGCATCTAGCCTCGCTAATCTAGCCACAAACATTCCGACGAGCCACACTCGCTGGAGCAAGACGCCAATCATTGAAACGATGAGGGAAGATGGCTACTTTGAGGGCTATGAAGAGGAAGAGATCACTACAGATCTGATTAAGAACATCATCAGTGAGTTTTGGAATGAGTGTGATTGGCTCAGCTTCTCAACGGAGAAGTATGATCATAAGCGCGGGTATGCCACTTGCATTGCAGAGGTCCAGGTGCCCTACAAGGATGTTGTGGAGGCTGAGGACTGGATGCTAACCGGCTGGAAGGCGTTAATCACCACCGACCTAGGAACACTAGAAATTAAGTAATGGAACGCCTCCGTAGCTCAGTTGGCTAGAGCAGCTGATTTGTAATCAGCAGGTCGTCGGTTCGAGTCCGTCCGGAGGCTCCATAGGAGAAATATTTTGAGAGAAATTAGAAAAAGCGCAATAGCAGTTAAGAGTCTCAAGGAAGCAAAGGGTCGCGCGTGCCTTTATAAGTTGTCTGATCCGCTCATGGGCTATGAATATGTCGTAGTCTCAGCAGCCAAGGACGCTAGAAATGGTCACGATCAAGTGGTTGGCGAGACGTTTATCTTTGGTTCTGACGAGACTGGGCAGGTTAAAAGCTTTTTAGAGCTTCCTGGCTCATACCGTGGTGGTTTAGATCATCAAAAGGCTCTTAACGACGCTGGATATGATATTAATTTTAGTGATCGTTTTCAGTAAATACAAAATAATATCAAGAGTTCATAGCCCGCGAAATGCGGGCTTTCTCGTGTCTGAAACTAGTTAATAATGCCTCGGAGGGCAAATGGCTAAGAAAAAAATTTATGTGATTGATACCAGCGTCTATCTAACGGATGCTTCCTGTATTTATAGTTTTGGTAATAATGACATTGTGATTCCTCTCAAAGTTCTAGAGGAAATAGACAAACATAAAAAACGACAAGACGGTGTAGGCTCAAACGCTCGACGTATTATCCGCATTTTGGATGAACTTCGAGCTAAGGGTAATCTGCAAAAGGGCGTTCGTATACAAAAGGGCAAGGGGATTCTTCGCGTCAAGGGGTACCACCCTCTTACAGAACTACCCTCAGACCTCAATCCAAGCATTCCAGATAATATTATCATAGGCGCTGCTCTAACCGAAGGTATGGAGAACCCTGATCGAAAAGTTATCGTGGTGTCCAAGGATGTCAATATGCGTGTCATATGTGATTCAGTTGGCATTGTAGCGGAAGATTATAGAGCAGAGAAAGTTCTTGATAAGGACTCAGAATTGTATACTGGATTCAAATCGGTGCCCCTAGATGATCAGGTTATTGATCAATTTTACGCAGGAGAAGAAATATTCTTAGAGGACATTAGCCCCTTTGCAAATGAGTTTGTTATGCTTGTATCAAATGCAAATGAAAAGAAAAGCGCATTAGCTAGGTATATCAACCCTCATGTTCCCCTTAGAAAGGTGCACGAGTATAAGGATGGTATTTGGGGAGTTCGTGCCCGCAATAAAGAGCAGGCGTTTGCTTTAGATATTCTAATGAATCCAGACATTCCTATCGTATCTCTTGTTGGTCGAGCAGGCTGTGGAAAGACGCTATGTGCTATCGCTGCGGGAATGGAGCAGTGCCTGGGATCAAAAGAATACAGCAAATTAATCGTATCACGCCCTGTGCAACCCATGGGTAAAGATATTGGATTTCTTCCAGGCACCTTAGAGGAAAAGATGATGCCATGGTTGGCACCAATCAGGGATAACTTAGAGTTTTTAATGAGCGGCGATAAGAATATGCTTGAGATGTATTTTGAAAAGGGGCTGATTGAAATAGAGGCTTTAACGTATATAAGAGGACGATCTATCTCAAATGCCTTCATCATAATCGACGAGGCTCAAAATTTAACAAGTCATGAATTAAAGACTATAATCACTCGTGTAGGGGAGGGCACCAAGATAGTTCTGACTGGGGACATTGAACAAATTGACAACGCATATATAGATCAGACATCAAACGGTCTAACATACGCAGTTGAAAAATTTAAACAGTATGACTTAGCTGGACACGTAACGCTAAAAAGGGGAGAGAGGTCAAAAGTTGCTACCCTAGCAGCCAAAATATTATAATGGAAGAGATAAAAAGCACCACAATAGATGAGTGGGATAACCCTGAGTTAAGAGAAGAGGTAGAAGGAGATAATGAGCTAAAACAGTGGCTTGTAGACTACGTAGGTGAGAAGCACCAGCCAGAAAATGGCAATATAACAGTAGAGATGATCGTTCATACACTAGCAGAGGATTTTCCAGAATTTATGCTAGCTGTTGCGAGTGAAAACTTTCTGCGAGGATATCACCAGGCTCTTTGCGACGTAGATATGGCAAACAATGAAAATCAACATAACCAGAAGACATCTTGAAGTTTATATAACAGAGAGCGCCGAAAGAGCTTTCAACGCTCATAAAGAATACTCTTTCTTTGGTGATGTGCTCGTTATGGTAAAAGATCCCCTTCCTGAAGAAATAGACCTTGTTTACTGTCTGCAAAAGATAGAGAATATGATCCCAAGCCATTTAGTTTATGGACTTGACTCAGTATTTATCGGTCAATTTCCTGAATTTGAAGAGAGGCACATCAACGCTTTTTATCGTGATGGGGCAATATACATAACTAATCATCAAGATGATGATGAAGACTTTATCGATGATGTGGTTCACGAGATAGCGCACTTGGTTGAAAAGAATTATGGCTCTTTAATTTATGGAGATCAAAAAATAACCAGAGAGTTCCTTGGAAAAAGACAGAGACTCTTTCATCTACTTAGAGCTGAGGGGTATGATGTTCTACCTAAAGATTTTATGGAGACAGATTATAATCAGGAATTTGATATGTTTCTATTCAAAGAGGTAGGGTATCCGGCGCTTACACAACTTACCATGGGCTTATTCTTAACACCTTATGGGGTGACGTCACTATCAGAATATTTTTCAGAAAGCTTTGAGTATTTTTTTGTTAGAGATACCAAGTATGTCAAAAAGATAACGCCAAGTTGTTATATAAAAATTAGAGAACTACAGGAGGTAGAGTAAATGAGCGCAAAAGAGACTATTGACATTTCAGAGGAAAATGGTATACTAGTATGTACAATTAGAGTGCCCCCTAGAAACTATGCATTCAGTAGAACACTGGTCTACAGGACAGATAACGTAATTGAAATGTTATTGAAAAAAGGGTATGATATCGAGCAAGTCATAGAGAGCGCATTGGTTCATAATAAGCCAACTAAGGCAAACGCTTACGAGGGAACTTGGAAATTTAAACTCACGCAGAAAAAAAATAAAAAAGCGACACCAAAGCCTCGTAAAACTAAATCAACCACTAAAAAAACAGAAGAGTAAAAATGCCACACATCTCCTTTTCGGAGCTTAAAAACTGGGCGAAGTGCGCCTATTATCACAAGCTAGTAAATATCGACAAACTTAAGGGCTTTGTTGGAAGCGAGCACACTGCCTTCGGTAGTGCCATCCACGAGGTCTGCGAGCAGCGAGTGATGGGCACATTACCCGAGGGTAAAGAAAGTGAATTGTTCACTAAGGCTTTTGAAAAGGAGATCGAGGGTCTCCTTATCGATGGCGTAGAACTAAAGCAGTCACTCGTCACAGAAATGGAGCAGCAGGGCGTAGAGCTGGCAGGAATGCCTGTTCCTGCCCTCTCGGAGTATTTTGGGGACTACGAGGTGATTTCGGCAGAGGAGAAGCTCTACGAGCCCATAGAGGGCGTTGAGTACCTGTTTAAGGGTTTTATTGACCTCGTGATCAAGACCACGGATGGAAAGTACCACATCCTAGATTGGAAGACTACGTCCTGGGGTTGGGACTCTCGCCGCCGCAGCGAAAAGATGACAACTTACCAGCTTACTCTTTATAAGCACTTCTTTGCGCAA